GTGCCGGTAATTACCTTTCCATCACTACCTATTGCTGGAGCATCAAGCAATTCCACCCACGGCTTTCCGCTCTTATCAGCATTAAGTCTGGCATCTCTAACAACATCCCACTTAACCATATACTCATCAACTTGCGCTTGAATCTCAGCCTTAGTCTGTTCGCTCTCATTCATAAGATTAAGGAGCATCGACTGTACATCTTCTGGAGCCATTGACGAGAAATCAACCGCCTCACCCTTTCTCTCTGCATACAGTTTTAGCTTTAGCCTTGATTCAACCAAGGTATCTAGCCTAGAGATATGGACATTCAATGGAGCATCTTTACCGAAATAGTTTTTCAACATTTGTTCTGCATTGCTATAGTGAGAATCGCTCAAGTTGGGTACATTCTCAATCAAGTAGCCCTGTACCTCCACAATAGTCCCTGTAGGATCTTGTCTGTACTTTTGAGCAAGGTTGGGGATCGCCTCTCCCTTCATCAATTCCGATCTTGCTTTTCTGTATGCAGCTACATCTTCTTTTGGCGTTATGCCTGTTTTTATTCTGTCTCTAATTCTGGCTCTAAAATAAGTGTATTGAGGAGTACCAACAAAATCAGGGTTAGCTCTGACTGCATTATCTAATTCTTTAAGGGTAAGCGTGCCTACACGATCCTGTAGCCCTTGAGCGGTCTCATAGTTATTCTCAGTAATAACCCTCTTATTTACCGCCTCTTTCTGTCTTTTTCTCTCTTTAAGATTCTCAGCTATTGATGTTCTCTCTTCAATTGAGAGGCCGGCAAGAATTACATCATCACCCAAATCCACAACAGGCAAATAGTCCTTGTCCAATAGCTTTTCTATTGCATTATCGTACTGCTCAATTGTTACTCCAGACTCAGGAATATCAGGATTAGCACCGCCAAATAGATTCGTTAATGTGTAATGCTCTATAAACGTCCTTTCATTGCTCTTGATCTGTTCCTCAGAAAGAGGAGTGCCATACATACTTCTCTCATAGAGGTTTTCAAGATACGCTATATAGTTTTTCCCGCTCGATTCAGGGTCGGGAGCAAGTGATACCTGAAACAGATTATTTGCAGTTATCGCCCTGTTTGCCCTTTGCAGAGTATCTCTTTTTTTGTAACCTAATGAAATTACCTTTCCTGATAATTCTCCATACTTTGATGTAGACCACGCATTAAACTGGCTTCTATCTTTTTCACTCAAAGAATTGAGCAGGTTTATATATTGATCGCTTGATCCTAGTCTCTGAAACGCATCCTCCATATTGCTTCCATACTGCTCTGGAAGCCAAGGATACTCATACTCTCCATTTTCTCGTATCTCACCAACACCGCCATTTATGGCTGAAGTGTGAACACTTGTAGATACGCTATTCCACATGGCCTTCGCTTCATTCAGGTTGATTAAACTCTGCTCCTTCTCTTGGGTATCATCCAGAGCTTTATACACCTTAGCGAGATTCTCCCCTACATTAGATAACGCCTTACCCATCTGCATGGCTGCACGACCTGATGCACCAGCCTGATTGATGTAAGCGAGACTGCCCCCTGGTACTGTTGCTGCACCTATGCTTGTTCCTCCTCTTGATCTGATTACCGGAGCCATGATTCTTCCTTAATTAATTGACATTCCAGCACTATATCCAGTCATTGCAGAACTAGCACCTGAAAGCAGAGATGTAGTGGCATTATACTGACCTGCAAGCTGCTTATCTGCTCCTGCTTGCCACAGTAACCATGCGTTCTTCTGACCTTCTCTGAGGATATGTGCTCTATCTTCCTCAAGATCATTGATGGTTTTCATCATGTTTACTACCGGAGAACCCTCGCCTACGGCTACACCAGCCCCACCCCATTGTGCGAACTGCTTATGCAGTTGCTCTATCATCTTGCGCTGGAGAACTTTAGCCTCGTATGCGCTTCGCATTAACTCCTGGTGATACTGGACTTGCCCTTGCAAATATGAGGCATTTCCTGACGAAATCGCCCCTCTAGCACCTATGATGCCTCCAGCTATTCCTAGTCCTGCCCCTACTGCTGCTAGTTCTGCGGCCATTTAATCCACCGTATTCAACGTGCCATGAATACCTAGTATAGTCATTGGTAGTGGTTGTTCCTGTTTGATTTCAATATATCCATCACGATCCCATCCGAGATTCGTGACTCTTTTGTCACCTGTGAATAAGCCTAGTCCTGAATCCATTGGGTCAGCAGAAGTACGGAAAGGCAGTTGGTCATCATTGATCTTTACGCCTGTTGTATTCAATAGTCGTACAATAACCTCATTCCATCTCTTCTTGCGACCTTGAGCCTTTCCTGCCTGAGAACCTTCCTCTACACGCATAGTCTTTAGTGTAGACGTATAACCTAATCCTACCTCTAGCGATACCGAACCCCATGTAGAAGGGATGCTTGGCGATATAGCACCACCGCTAACTACCTCATCAGGGAATACAGCATCATTGATTACAACTTTTACAGTCTCTCCTTCCAGATGATCCAGACCGCTTACTGTGGGGCTTGTCCCAGATACCGTTCCTGTCAATCCAGAATCTACATTCAAATCAGGATCAAGATACTCTACATAACGTACTGTTGAGCCATTTACAGTTCTCTTTACCAGCACCCATAGTTGATCCGCTGTCGTTGTAGTAATAACTGCAACGCTTTCTACCTCTACGCCTGCACCCCCCGCTGTATGACTAGCCCATGCAACTACATCTTCTGGACGCTCATACGTCATACTTAACAGTTTGCCATCTGCTGTACACGCCCAAACAACTGAATCTGGCTCTTGCTGGTAGTCCACATCTTGAATATATCCATCAGTAATATGCTCTGCAAGTAGTGTCATATCAGGTGCAATATAGGCATCATTTTGGAAATTATACCCAAACTCTCTGACTTTCCTTCTTGCTCTCTGCACAAACAGAATAGAATTACCAATCTGCATTGGTGGAATCGTATAACTTCCGTAAGTGGTCTGCTGTGTTACCATTATATTAGATGGTGTTAATGGCTCACCTGTTGGCCTGGAAATCTTAAATTCGCCACCTGCTGTACCTACAATCAAGTCACGACTAGGCTGTAACCATCTGACTACATTGACCCTATTTGTTGCAATAGCATATTCCATTGACTCATCATCAAGCCCTGTGCCTTGATCGAAGTTCTCATAATCTGCTGTCTGTGACCCCCAAATAGTCTGAGGTGATGCTGATGTACCTGCAAAGAATAGTCTTTGCTCATAAAATGATACTGTTCTTGGGTAGCCGTTACCTGCACTCCAGGGTGAGGTTCCAGCCCATGTAAACGTAGGTGTAGATAGTGTCCAGCTTGTGTGTCCTGTACGAGACAGCTTTCTTGGCGCATGATTGCTGTGGCAGATATACATAACATCTGCTGACTGAGCAAACTGTAACTCAAACAATTCTGCCTCAAGATACGGTGTAGTTATCTCATAAATACCGTCTGTACCCGACACTGTAGCAGTAGCAGTAGCACCTGTGCCTCCACCCCCTGTAAATGCAACTGTTGGAGCAGAAGTATAGCCTGAGCCTATTCCTGTTACAGATACAGCATCAACGCTCATGGTGATAGTGGCCTCTGCCACAGTATCCATATCATCACTCTCAAAAGTTACTGTAGGTGGTGTTGTGTAACCGCTTCCACTGCCTGAAAGAGTAACTGTATCCACTTCCATTACAGCATCTAGTGTTGCTGGTGTTGTATTACTTCCCTCAATGGTAACTGTTGGAATAGCTGTATAGCCTGATCCAGCATTAGTAATAGTGATTGTATCAATAACGCCAGCAGCGATAGTACAGGTTGCTGTTGCTCCAGACCCATCATCATCACCATCTGCTGCAACTATCGTAAGAGTAGGTGCAGAGCCATAGCCTGTACCACCATCGGTTATAGTTAAGTCATCTACAGCTAAATCCAATGTAGCTGCTGCTCCAGTACCAGCACCACCAGTAAATTTAATAGTTGGAATACTTGTGTACCCAGCACCGGAAACTGTTTTAGTGATTGACTCTACTTTTAGAGTAGATGTAGCTGTTGCTCCTGTGCCTCCACCTCCAGTAAATCCTACCGTTGGCACAGTAGTATAGTTGTCACCACTAGCAGACATTATTACTTCTAATACTGAATCAGGTGTAGTAACAATTTGTCCGTTATCCTTATAGAAACGAATATATTGTTCTCCGAACTCGATCACATACGCCTGAGTCACATTGAACTCAAAAGGAACTAACCTTGCTTCCTTTGATGAATCCTTAACCTCTGCAACATAATATGACCCACTTCTACGGACTGCCCCGCCATGTGGATATACAATCATGTTTGTTAATTCACTGCATCCATTAAAGTATTTCTTGAAGTCAATCTGACCTTCCAGGCGAGGACTTAACTCTCCTGCTGTAAAATTTGACTGAAAAGGATGAACTCTAGCCATTATTTACGGAAACTTGTAAAGGTGTCTGCAATGATGCTATCAAGGAATCCTTCTTGTCCGTCAATACTTCGAGCCTCTGCAACCTTCAACTCGTATAGCTCCCACATCTGCTTTGACATACCATTGCTTCCAGTGATGGAATAAGCCAGCTCTGCTGCTAGGCGTGCAGTTAGAGCCTCTACAAACATTACATCAAACTCAGCCGGATCAGTGATTTTCCCTATATAGAGAATCTTTGCCGTACCTTCGTTAGATAATAGTTTTCTTCCCTCAATTTTGAACTCATACTCATCGTATTCCATCTTGAGAACACGCAGACAGTACGGGCTAGTTGGTAAGGTGTATTCATAATCGTAATCAAATTCTGGCGTACTGGTTAGCTGTGCCAGCTCTTGTCTACGAATAGCGAAATTCCATGTATGCGCTCTTAATACAGAATCCCTTGTGGGTTCGTAAAACGCATTACAGAGCCTTGCTCGCTCTGTATTATCAGTTAGGGAGGTGATTGGGTCATCCCCTAGTTTTCTTAGGGCATTAGAACAGATTGAGACCTCTGTAGCCATATCACGCTCCTATTGTGTGGAAGGGCAGTTTCCCACCCCTCCACGTTTCACTTTAGTCTACAACATAGACCAGATAGCCTGATGCAGTGTTCGTATCTGCAATAGCGGTATCCTGACTTGTTAGCCGAATAGATACACCATCACGAGAAATGAACGTCTTGGTATCTGCTGCTTGGGTAGACCCAATAGCAGTAACACCAGCGGTATCAACATCAATACCGTTATCAAGACCATCTGCGTCAGCAGCTACAGCGTCACCGTCAAGATCCGTATAGGCATCCCAACCAACATCCATCGTTGCACTAGCAGTAGTCCATGCGTGTTCGATACGACTCAGTGCGCCCAACAAGCGGACGGTTCCAGGTGGTAGGCGAACAATCTCTACAGAAGAGGTTGCATCACCAGCACCAGACTGAGTGTGATCGAAATAAGCAATTCGCAAACGACCATGAATATCCGAAGTTTCCTCCATTACGGCAGGCTCGGCATCAAAGTTGGTTACTTGCGTACTTTTTTGAGTAGTAACAGCCATTTTCTATCTCCTTTATGCTTCGTAGCACTCGATCTCGACTGCTTTCTCATCTTCAACACGAGTAGCACCGATAGTCATTGAAAGGAATACCTGAGTTGCATAGTTCTTATCAGCACGCTCGCTAATACGAGTAGAAATGTCAGAACCGACTGCAAGACCGATACCAGATTGAGTGAACGCAAGAACCTGACGCATACTGCCAGATGTACCTAGACGCTCGGAACGAATGAACTTGAAACCCATAAAGGTATCAATGTCACCCTGAGCAAGTGCTTTTACGCTGTTGTAGTCAGAACTTGTGATCTGAGTAACACCCAACATATCAGTAACCTGCTTGGCAGAACATACGATACAGCGTTGCTCCTCTGGATCAGCCTCAGAAGCATCAAGAATCTCTTTGATGTTAAGAAGTTTCGTCAAAGTCAGTCCGTCAGTACCGCTCTCAGTGATCTTCTGTGAAGATGGGAGCGCGATTGAAGTACCGCCAGAAACGCCACCATAGGCATTACCATTTACTGCTTCAATGATAGCATCGTCCATAGCACGACCCATAGCATTAGCACCCGCCATAGCATATTCGCTCTGTGGGGTGATAAGCATACGCACCTTATCTTCATTATCTACCATATCAGCCCAATCGTAATCATCCATAGTAACCCTACGTCTGGAATGCGGAGTATCCATGCGTGGAGTATCTGAGTGGCGTGAAGTACGCTTGCGTGCTGCCGTTGCGCCAATGCGCTCGAAATAATGACTCTTACCTGTTACAGACTCATAACGAACTACGCCACGTAGACGTGATCCCTTCTGCTGTGCAAGGTGAAGTACATTACTCTTATACTGCTCTACAAATGCAGTTGTAATTTGAGTGGACATAATGCCCTCCTTGTTAGGTTAAAAACAAAAAACGGTCATTATCCTTTCGGGTGTCCTGTCTATTACGCTGACTATACGAACTTTAGGTGGTTATCCTGCTTCCACTGTTATCCTTTCGGGCAGTTTTTGAAGCTGTGGGGTAAGTTTATACTCTACCCCACAATAATATCAACACTTTATT